ATGGTATTTGTCGTAATACTTTAAAATCTCACTTATAATCCATTTATGGGCTTGGTTGTCAAAATATTCTTCACTTAAAATATCATGAATGTTCAATAAGAACTCTTTATGATTAAGTAGTGATGATAATACCTTGACCTGAAATCCCGGGCCGTAGGAATTGAGGTTTGTAAGGGTCATATAACTTATTTATTATAACTAATTAATTCTTTGAATGTGTTTCCTATCCAATAATCAACATTTTTGATTAAGTGTCGTAACCCATCTTCAGCATATAATCTAAGAAAAATTTCTCGATTTAACACGGGTACTTCGGAAGCTTCTAAATCAACTATGTATTGTTTTTCTAGATCATCCATCATAGGGTTATGTAGATCCATAACCTTGTAAGTATTTCTAAGGCTTTTTTCTTGGAATACTACTTTAGAGTATATGACATGCTCCGTGTGTTTTTCAGCAGAAATTTCTATTATCTCATCTAATGTGATAATACGTTCCCCTAATTCAGGGAATAATTTATGGAGTTTTTTCTCACCTAACCCTCGTATACCCGGGACTTTATCTGAAGAATCGCCCATTAGGGTTTTATAAACTATAAAATTTTCAGCTAAAACTCCAAATTTTTTCTTCACCACATCCTTACTATAATAATCCTTTTCAATAGGTCTATATACAATAATTTGTTCACTAGTCAGTTGAATAAAATCTTTATCGCTCGAGACTATAAATGATTTGTTAGTTGGGTCTAAACCCGCGATATGTTGGGCAGTATATGCTATTATATCATCGGCTTCGATTTTATCAAGGGCTACGGTTTTAACTGGGATACATTTGAGGTAATCAATTAATCTAACGATTTGATCTACCTTAGCATCATGTTCTTCATCTAAATCTTCAAAAGTATCCCAATTAGTTACTCTGGTGAGGTGACGGCCAGATTTGTATTCGGGGAGAAGGTTCTTCCTGTTAGTGGTTGAACCTTCCCCATCAAATACAACATACACAGATGTTGGTTGGATTTGATTTATTAAAGTGCCTAGTGATCTCAAAAATCCCCCTAAACCCCCAACATGAATTCCTTCGGAATTAACAATGTTTAACATTGCAAAGTTTCGAAAAAATAAATTTAGACCGTCAATTAGTAAAACTCTGCTGTTTTTATTAAAGGTAGTGGGCGCCTGCTCCTCTGATATACCATCTAGGAGCTTCAATAAATCTTTTTTATCCATGTTTAATCTGGTTCTTGGGTGAATACTACTGGTGATTCTTCTACATCTGCTTCTTCTACAATTGAAAAATCTCCACCACCTAAAATCTTAACCCATTCAGCTGAATGGTCGTTTTTATAGGCTTTAAGTGATTTATCATTGTCCTCGATGAAACCATGGGGTGTCATAATAATTCGACCTCTTGTAGTAATACCATTAATATGGTTTTTATCTACTTGAAGATTAGTACGCTTAGCAAATTCAACTTGCTTACCATCTTTAATCGCTTTGATTTTAGATGTACCTGCATTTGAAATATTACCAAATGTAATAACAAAAGTTGCATCATACCACATTGTAAAACCACCTTTATTCATCAACTTAGGCATAGACATTGGAGTTTCGGCCTTCGCTGTCCATACTTTATTAACACAAACTAATGTATTAGTATAAGGTGATGACTCTTTACGAGACATTACAATCTTTTGATTAACAACATTTCCAAACTGAGTTGACATAGCACCAGCATTCCATTCGTTGTTGTTCTTTTTCTTCTCAACAGACATTTGACAAGGTATAGAACCAATACTATCCCATAGGAATAATAAATCGTAAGGTAGATTACCTTTCTTCTGCTCGTCTAATAAGTCAAGAATAAAACCAGCAACATCTTCAATAGTGTGGAGTGATTCACGGTCAGCATAAATAAAGTTACCCTGGTAGTCTAACAACTCACCTGTATCTTTATCCCAAATTTCTTCTACATCTAGACCCATCTGCATAGCATGCTCCCAGTTCCACTTCATCTCAGTTACGATGAATACAGGCAGAACACCTGATTTTTGGGCTGAAACAGCTGCTTCAATCATAGCTGTAGTTTTTCCAGTATCCGAGTGACCACGTAATAAACAGACGTGACCCATTGGGATACCTGGAACTGATGTTACTGATTGGTAAGCATCAGAGAGTGGAATCCATTTTTGTTGTTTAAACTTAACATTACCTCCTAGACCCTTTTTGTCTTTGAAGTTATTAAGGTCAAACTTGGATTTAATCTCGGCGGACACAGCCGCCGAGAGGGATTTGGATGCCTTTCTAGCCATAATTAGAAGGGCAAGTCGTTATCTTTATCCTCGTCAAATAAACTATCAAACTTATCTAATTTAGTTTGTTTAACAGTTTCAGTTGACGTTTTAACAGAGTAGTTATTATTTGTTGAAGTTTTATCTTCATCAATAATATCACCCTCGCTAGATGATCCTTCTGGGTTTAACCAAGTAGCTAAATGGTTTTTCATTGTATCATAGTCAACAACACGGTTCTTAAATAGATCCTTTGGGTTAACTTGATCATCAAGCATAGCTTGAACTTGAGTTGCATCTTCTACCAATGGGGTAATTTTCATTGAAGGAGCAGCTGTTGTACGATTATAAGGAGTACCAGTAACTGCGGGTCCTACAGTAGTGAGTTTGAAATCACGACCTGAAGCAACATCAGTAAAGTCACCTACTTCTTCATCAACAGCATAGTTGAGGAATGTTTCATACAATTCTTTACCGAACTGCCAAATCTTAACACCTTCGTCTTCCATACCACGAACTACAATAGGTGCAAAATAACGAACTTTAGGATCTAACTTTTTAGCTAGCTTCCAATTTTCAGATTCTGATGTTTGGCGGAGTTGTTTTACAAACTCTACAATTGGATCTTTTTTAGCTTCACCATTTTCATCTGTGTAATTCATAGGTGAAGGCATAACATTAGCTCCAATGCCGTAATAGAACATCATTTCCGAAAAGGGCATGTTTGAATTGAATTTTGAAGGTACAATACGAATTGTTTGTTTTCCTTCACTTGGTTTCCAGAATAATTGTTTACGCTCACCTCCGGATTGGGTGTTGTTTGACTGCATAGCGTCCAAACGTTTTTTGATTACGTCTAAATCCATTTTATATAACTTTTTTAATTAACTATTTAAATATACGAAACCTTTTTAATAAATCCAACCTTAAAGTTGAATTATATCGTGAATCTTTGTTCTTAGTTGTGTAAGGCTACCTTGCTGAGTGAGTAAGATAGTGTTGCGATAATGCATCCAATTAACTCTATATTTTTGGTCTACTATACCACCATTAAGCTCTTTAATGAGCTCGTTTAGGGCATTGATAGTATATAAAGTATTAGACTCTTTTTTACGATGTACCAGAATGGTATTATCCGGGATGCGGTTTACATTTCCCTGATCTACGTTATATGTGACAACAAATTCATTACTATCTTTAATAGATAGAACAAATAGTTTATTATACATGATATCGTATTGGGATGTAATGTCTTTTACTAATGTATCTAGATTATCTAGGGTAGTAAAAGTACAAAATAATTTATTATTCAAGTCTCTTGGATTTACGTCGTTTTCAAAGTCATATGACTCATGAACATAAATATCGTTAGAGGGGTTAAAATCCGTAATTGTTTCCATTTTTTTCTGTTATTCGTAACTTAAATTTATTAAAAACCATTTTTATGTCATCTAGCAAAAATTCCTCATCCTTACTGACATCAAATAAGAATGAATCATATGTATATAATACCAATCGGGTTGAACGCCCTTTTAATATTTTCATTATTTCCCATAATATACGAACATTGGTTGCCGTCTCCAAATTTTGTAACACGTAATTAAACAACTTTTGGGGGTTCATTTCCTCAAGTTTATTTTTCTCAAAAACATAATTAGAAATAGGACATATAAGTTTACCCTCTTTTTGAAACTCGTCCCAGATTATCTGTATATACGAGCTCGTAAGTTTGAAGAATGGTAAATCTTTGTATTCTTTAAAAACGCCCCCGTAAAGTTGCTTAAATGTTAACTCCTTAGCTTTTTTATAATCGACCTTATACATCTCTGCAAAGGATTTATGAATATCTCCGCTACCAAAATCATAACCAACAAGACTAGCAGCCAAAGTAGGATGATAGGCACTAATATCATATTCGACAAAAATATCATTACGCGGAATAAAACTTTTTCGGGATCCGTCTTTATGTGAAAGTGCCGCGTAATTAACTCCCCCAAATTTGTTAGAAGGTCTTGTCGTAAGTGTTTTATAGTTGTAATTCGTATAGACATACTCGTTTTCAACTGGGTGGAAATGTTTTTCAAATTCATTTTTATCAATTTTTAAGCCATTACGCTCTATGGCATTAAATACTAAAGACACCTTATCATTGTAAAAGTTGTTTACCGGTAGATTAACGCGG